CCGGCCGTGACGCCGGCCTGGTTGCCGGTGATGAGCAGGCTGCGCACGTAGGCGTCGCTCTCGTTGCGGCCCAGCTGGAAGGCCGCGGTGAGCACGCCCACCGTGGCCGCTGCGCCGCCGACGGCCAGGGCCATGAGCGGCACGGCCGCGCGGATGGCGTTGAAGGCCGGGGCGATGCCCCCGAAGCTGTCGCGGATCTGCCCGCCCTGCTGGATGGCCACCATCCACACCGGCATGCCGCTGGCCAGGCTCGTCACCACGTCGGTGATCTGCATCGGCAGCTGGCGCATCGCCTGCTGGTACTGGCCAGTGCTGATCGTCAGGCGCTGCTGCGCCAGGGCCTGCATCTGCTGCTGCTCTTGCAGCCGCCGCGAGGCCGCCTCGGCCTGGCCCGCCGCGGCCACGTAGCCGTCGGCATTGCCCTCGATTCGGATGCCAGCGCGTTGCTCGGTCACCGTCCGGCCCCTTGGTTGGCCACCTCAGCCTGACGGGTGTTCCACACGCGCAGCATCTCCACCTCGCACACCTGGAAGTGGCGGAACCACACCTGCCGCCGCCGGCGGCCCATGGGCAGCCGCAGCTCGCGCGCCGTGCGGTCCAGGCGGGCGTAGTCCAGGCCCAGGTACAGCACGCCGCCCATGCCGGCCACGGCGCGCTTCTGCGTGCGCAGGGCCATGGCCAGGCGCAAGGCGCCGTGCAGGTGGCGGGCCAGCTGCGGCCCGGCCGGGCGCGCAGCCGCGGCGCGCGCGGCCGGCGCCGGCTTGGGCAGCGTCTCGCGCGGCACACCCAGCCGCACGAACTCGTCCACCAGCTCGGGCTCCATCTGCTCAGGGCCTGGGGGCGCCTCGCCTACGCCGTCGCACTGCCCCGTCAGGAGCCAGCGGACGGCGCGTCGGAGTTTCCCTCGGTGGCGGGCGTGTAGCCGTCCATGAAGCCCTTGAAGATGGCCATGGGCACGCCCGGCCGGTTGAGCAGCTGCTCCAGCGCCTCGGGCGAAAAGGTCAGCGGCTCATCGGCCGCGTTCTTCACGTCGCCGAACACCCAGTCCACCAGCACGTGGCGGGCAAAGACCTTGGCCTCGAGGTTCTGCTTCAGCAGCGCGTCGACCTGGTCTTCCGGCAGCAGCTTGAAGATGCCGCGGAACTCGGCCTTGTAGGCCTTGAGGTTGATCTTGCACGGGCTCTCGAAACGGATGTCGTCGCTCAGGGTCAGCATGGGTGGGTCCTCGTGGGGCTGAGGTTGGGTTGAAGGCGTGAGCCGGCGCGCCGCGGCGCGCTCAGCGCACGGTGATGGAGATCTCGTCGTTGCCGGCCGAGGGCTGCAGCACGGCGCTGGCCGTGTACATCGCGTCGCCCTCCATGTCGCCCTGGCTGATGCCATTGAGCTGCACCGCCGGGCCGGCGATCGCCACGGTGTTGCCGGCCACGGTGCCGTGCACCAGGTTCATCGAGCCCTGCTCCGCGTTGGCCACGGCGTTGAACCAGTTCTTCACCGCCATCAGCTCGGCGCCGATCTCGAAGCTGGCCGTGGGCTTGCGGTCAACGATGCGCACCACCTCGCTGTTGATGATGTTGCGGTACACCACCTGGTTGGCCAGGTCGAAGCTGAAGCTGCGCACGATGGTCGAACTCACGCCGTGCAGCGCGAAGGTGGGCGTGTTCTCCTTGTTGAAGGCCAGCGGCGTGCCCTGCAGCGAGTACGTCACCGCCGGCAGCGCGGCGTCGGTCACGGGCACGAAGAAGCCCGTGAAGTCAAAGCTGAACAGCGGCGCACTGCGGTACTGCGCCCGCATGCTCACGCTGCCCCGGGCGCCGACGAACCGGTGCAGCACGCCGTCCAGGTACAGGTACAGCGTCACGCTCTCGGGTAGCGTGCTGATGGGCGTGTACACCACGCTCACGCCCGCGTTCACCACCTGGGCCATGCCGCAGGCGCGCAGCAGCGGGCCGTACTTCGGCGCCGTGCCCGCGGTGCCTGAGCCCGCCACCTCCGTGTCGAAGCGCAGGCGGCTGAAGCGGGCGCCGATCACGTCGGAGCTGTTACCCAGGAAGGGCCGCAGCAGCTCGCGCGCCTCGCGCGTCACCTCGATGGGCGTAGGCTGCACGTTGCGCACGATGATCGCGTCGGCAGCGCCCGTCGGGTTGGAGTCCACGCCGTAGGGCGACTCGGTCTTGGCCAGCAGCGCCTGGCGGCGGGTGATCAAGGGCATGGCCTGGTCCTTTCCTTAAGCCTTGGGGGCCGAGCGGTCGGCGCGCGCCGGCCGCGCCGGTGCGGCCTTGTCCTCCGGCGGGGACGGGGGCTCCCCGTTTGCGGCACCCACCGCAGCCCCCGCCCCACCTTCGGCCTGTGCAGCCGCCACGGGCGCGTCGGGCGCGCCGGGCAGCTTCGGTCCTTCCACGCGCACGATCACGCCGTCGTGCACCTCGTAGCAGCCGCCCTTGTCGATCGTGTGCAGCTGCGCCATCAGGTCTTGCTCGTTCATCGGGTGTACTCCCAGGTTTCCAGTTGCAGCAGCGCGCTGTGGCACAGCACGCCGCAGAAGAGCGCGGGGCCCGCTTCGAGCTTCTGCACGCCGTCGGTGTCGCTGCCCAGCTCCTCGGCCGTGCTCACGCCGCCCAGGGTGCGGTCGGCCTCGTGCTCGGCGCCGATGGCCTCGCACAGGTCATCGAAGACGATGGACGAGCGCTCCTCGTCGTTGAGCACCAGAAAGCCGCGGATCGGCCAGGTGTGCCTCAGCAGCACCCGCCCCAGGCCCAGCGTGCTGCGCCGCGTGCGGCAGTTGCCCACGTACCAGCCCCGCACGTGCGGCATGCCGCCCGGCGCTGCCCACACGTACAGCTCCTGCATGCGGGCCTCTTCGCGCAGGTAGCGCTCGTACTCGTGCACGCGGCCCACGTCGGGCACGCGCTGCAGCATGGCCACCAGGGCGGCGCGGTGCAGGGCCACGCTCATGCCGGGGCTCCGGGGCCGCCCTGCAGCCGCACGACGATGCGCGCCACCGCGGCGTCCAGCGTCAGCTGGATCACCGACTGGTTGGCCTGCAGCACCTGTTCGAAGATGCGCTTGCCCTGCGTGCCCCGCGCTGCGATGTTGCGCTGGATGACCTTGGCCACCGCCCAGGCGTGCCCGCCGCTGATGCCGAACTTCTTCTCCACCCACTCCTGCAGCGGGCGGATGGGCGCCCAGTGCGGCTTGGTGCCCAGCTCCACGAAGGTCACCTCGGGCTTCGGGCTGCCCACCAGGCCCAGCACGCCCAGCGGCGTGACGCTCACCGACGGCAGGATGCTCTGCGCCGAAACGCCCGTCACCTTGGGCCAGCGCATCTCGGCGTGGGCGGCCAGGTCGATGGTCAGGCGCTCGATGGCCAGGCGCAGCTCGTCCACGGCCACGTCGGGCGCCTGCTCGAAGGCGCGCCGCAGCTCGGCCTGGCCGTAGGGGATGACCTGCATGGTGATCATGGCCAGGCCTCAGTGGTGGCGCGGGTCGCCCAGCACGTCGTTCGTGCGCCAGCTGGGGCGCGAACGGCGGCCCAGGCTGATGCTGGTGCTGGCAGCCGGCGTGGTGGCGCTGGCGCTGCCGCCACCCATGCCGCCGGCCGCGGCGGGCATGGGGTCCACCAGGCCCAGCGCGGCGTAGTAGGCGGCGCGGTACTCGCGCGAGCGGGCGGCGTAGTTGCGCGCCCGGCTCTCGGTGTTGCTGCTGTCGGCGGCGATGCTGCTCTCGCGGTCGGCGCTGTACTGCGCGGCCAGCTCGCGGCACAGCAGGTGCGCGGCGTAATGGCCCACGGCGTCCAGGTGGCGGCGCGGCACGGTGCAGCGCGGCTGGGTGCCGCCCACCACCACGTGCTCGGCCGTGTAGGTGATGCGCAGCACGCTGGTGGCCGTGAGCGGCTGCTCGCACATCAGGCGCAGCTCCGTCTCGGTGAGGTACACCGTCACGCCCACCATCTGCCTGGGCTGCTGGCCAATGGGCCACTCGGCCTCGAGCACGATGGTGTAGCTGCTGGCCTCGGGCAGCATGCTGGCGCTGTAGTGGCCGTCGGCGCCCCAGGTGAAGTCATCCACCAGGCGGCGCGGCGCGTCCACGCTGTACTGGCTGACGGCGCTCTGGATGACGCGGTCGATGTCGGTGCTCAGCACGTTGCGCGACTGCTCGCGCACCAGGCGCGGCAGCAGGCCTTGCAGGTAGGTCAGCGACATGGCGCGGCGGGTGTGGGGTGCGGTTGTGGGGGCGCTTGTGGAAGCAGCCGGGCCTTAAGGCGTGGGGCGCGGGCCGCTTTCAAAAGCGGCCGGGGTGGGGTTGCCGCCCCGGCCGTGAAGGCCCCTTGCGGGGCCGCTCGTCGCAACAGGTGCGGCGGTCAGGCCACCACGGCCTTGGTGGTGCCCTTCTCGCCCTCGGGCAGGATGGCGCCGCTGTAGATGTGGCGGATCTTCCAGGTGACCTGGTCGTTGCTGAACAGGCTGCCCACGTTGGGCATGTCCTGCACGAAGAGCTCGGGCTCTTCGCGGCCGTCGAGGAAGCCGATCTCCAGCACCGGCAGGTCCATCGGGTCGGCCACCGTCACCCAGTCGTTGGCGTCGGTCCAGTAGTCCACCACCAGCACCTGCGGCTGCACCGTCTGCACGAACGCAGGGTCGTTGTTCTGGTCGCGGCGGAAGGCGTCGAACGCGGCTTCTTGCTGGTCCACCGGCACCAGCAGGTGGCGCGGCGTCGCGCCGCGGCGCTTGTTGGAGCTGAGCCGCACCTGCTTCTGCATGGCCAGGCGGTGCGCCTGGAACTGCGCGCCGCTGAAG